CCAAGTCGATCAACGATCCCCTCCATTGACGTGCGGGTCTTGGCGCCATCCTTTTCTGCAGCTTGAAGGTACTGTTTGGCTAGGTTGACAAACGTCACGCGCTGACCGGCAGTCAAAAACTGACCTCCCTGAGCCTTAGTTAACAGGTTCTCCAACGATGTCAGCAGGCCACCAGTGTCTCTGGCTACAGCGAACTCAGACTCTCGAACAGTAGAGCCAGGGTCAAGCATCTTCATGAATGAAGTGATCAGTGCTACATCACCAAGACCCTCGCCAATCTTGGCAGAAGACTCCATCTTCGCAAAGTTGACTCGCCCAGCAGTGACATCGCCAGTACGCTTGTTGTACTCAGTTCTCAAGTCCTTCGACGCGGAATAGCGCTTTTCGGGATCGTATATCTTTGATCCAGGCGCTCCAGCCTCAAGCATGAGCAGTTTTTCGCTTGCGTCAGGTGACAGGCCAGCGCCGCGATATGATGTTATAATCTTTTGGGTTTGCTCTGGGGGAATGCCCATATTCGTGCCGAGCTGTATCAACTCAAAGTCCTGCTTGGCGATTAAACCAGGCTGCAATGCTGCCTCGGCACCAACCTTGCTGATCTTCTCGTAGATAGACGCAAACTGTTCTGGGCCTGCTGCAGCGGCAACAGATAGCGCAGCGGCATCACGCGCAGCATTCGGATCAATTGCGATCTGATCCATCAGTGCCTGTGCGCCAGCGGCTGCAGCATTGTCATTTGAATTCTCAGCAGCCGCCTTAAACCGCTCCAATAAAGCCGTAGCCGTTTCTGGGCTATTAGACTTCAATGCCGCCAAGACTTGAGTGGCCTGCGTCAGCTTTACCTGCTTCGCTTCAGAACTAAGCATTTCAAACGGCTCTTTGAGAGTCGCGCCAAGGGTCGGAAACTGTATCATTAATTTCTGATAGTCTTGTGCGCTCGGGTTCTTCCCAAGGCCACCCAGTGCAGTTTGAAACTGCAGCTTTTTAGCTTGAGCCTTCTTGTACTCATCAACCTTCATCTGGTTCAGATCAAAGGTCTGCTGACCAATTGCCTGCTGCTGTTTCGCTGCTTGAATAGCTCCAGCATCCTTAAAGCCCTGCATGGCCATAGAAAGCGGGTTTGCTGTCTGATAACTTGAATAATCTAGTGCCATGATGGTTTCCTATGGGCCTGGTAGAACAGCACCCGGCGCACCGGGAACAGTTACATAACTTTGCGGAACTGATGGAGGAGGTGTTGCCGACGAAGCAAACGGGCCATAACCCTGCAATCCCATGCCACCCAAATACCCGACAGATCCAGCAACATTGCCCCAGGCTTGACCTTTAGCAAGCTGTGCTTGTGCCTGTGCTTGACCAGTGTTCGTCAATGCAGTACCAATGTTAGACGCCATGTTCATGCCTGCCGCACCGACACCAGCACCAGACGCTTGGCCCATTTTTGCAAGATTCAGTGCTGCGCTTCCACCAAAGTCAGCCATTCCGCCAAGTTTGGAATACTGGTTTTCGATCATCTGAGATAGAACCGCTGGCCTGAACTGCGCCAGTGCTGCTTGGATGTTTCCACCACGAAGGCCGCCAGTTGCTGATGCTTGCTGAAGAATGGCGTTCTCGCCTTGGCGAACTTGCTCCAAGTACAGCGGTGACTCCTCGATTCGATTGATAGCCTGCTGTTGAGCCTCTGCGCCAAACATTCCAATCAATGCTTGCTGCTCATTAAGTGCCGGTTGAGCAATATCTGAATAAGACGCAATCTGTCTTAGCGCCGGGGTTCCAGCATCGACGTATGGCTTCAGCGTGCGCTGCATAGCCTCAAATTGAGCGCGTTGCTCGTCAATGCTTGCGCCAGATGCCTCTTGCTGCGCCTTTGCCGCCTTGCTTGCCGATCTTGACGCCACGACTCCACCGACAACGGCAGACCCAACTATTGCTGTTGCTACAAAAGACATTATTTTGCTCCTACTAATAGTTCGACACACTCTTTTTCATATTCAATCCATGTGTCGCTCTTGTCGATAAACATATCGTCTAATTTCTCAATATTCGTTTCTTCTGTGGCGTAGATATTTTGCCACACACACTCCTCAACAACGTAAGCTAACTTGCGACCAGGTTCAGCGGTAAAAATAAATGGCGCACAGATAGTATCAATCTCGCCATTTTTACGCATAACGATCTTTCCGGTCAGCATTACATTAAGGTTTTTATCTTTATGACTATGCCCCATGACAAAAGAGCCTGCAGGCATTGTTATTTCGCGGATGTATATACCTGGGCCGAAATGATGAGAGACCTTGCATTCAATCTGCGGCAGATTCAGCATGGCAGCTTCTACTTGCTCAATGCCTTCGTTCTTGGCTATTGCGAATGGTTTAACCAGTGCTACGCTCAATCATCATCTCCTTTTCAGGGAACATCTTGAGCAGACGGGACTCGGATACTCGCCTGACCACATTTTGGGCTATTTATCAACTACAATCAAGTTATCTCTCTACCAGACACTCGCAGAGACAGAGATGACGCAGCAGAGGCCAGTACGCTAATGAAGTCGCCGGTCGCCAGGTTATGGCCTACCATCTCAGGGAGCGTATAGGTCTCGCCAACAGCAATTATTCTTGCGTCTACCAGTAGATTGGTGGCACTAGCAGATCCACCGAAAGCCACCAGGTTAACCGATACGGCAAGGTTATCCGTTGCGTGCGTGTTAGTCACAGTGGCCTTGTCGATGATTGTTTTGGCTCCTGTCGGCGCTGCGTAGAGCGTTGTTTGTGATGCCGCGAGCAGTACCGGGGCGATCAATACCTTGTTGCTGACTGTCATAATTTCACCTTAAAGTTGGATCTGCGTTAAGAATACTGATGCAGAGGACGCTGCTGGCGCAAATGCCGTGGCAGGTATCGCGTCAAGTCGCAAGCTGGTAGTGCTTGCAGCCCACCGAACTTCTACATAATCGCCAATGATGAGACTGATCTGGTACATATAAGAGATCAGCTTCGTGTCGCCGTTGGCTTTAATGGTAAAGTCCGCCCCGCTGTTGGGCACGTCGGTGCCGTTAATTGCGATCCATGCGAAAATCGTAGACGATGACGCGGTCGATGACGTTGCCTGCAGCTTGACGTTTATCTGGTACAGCCCTGCTTGACTTACCGTCAGTTGCGTACCAGCCACTAGGCTCACGTCATGCTCGGCGCCAGTGCCGTTGAATGTGACCTCATACGCTGTATTGGCTGCTGCTGGCACCTGGTCAACGGTTGAGTAATAACTTGCGTACGCCAAACCTATGGGCACTGTCGTGCGTACCATGATCTCACCGTCAGTGGCGTCAACCACCATAACGGCAGCTACAATTATCACCGCATTGGGCGCTGTTGGCCTCACGTTGGTGTAGTTGCCAGCGATGGTCGGCGACGCGTACAAGATGTCACCCTTGGCCCAGACTTCTCCAGCAGGTATGCCAGTGGTGTTGAAACTTCGAACTCGACCGTACAGCGTTGCCATGCCGATCTCGCCATCCGCCAGTTCTTGGGTCAGCACGCCGATGAAATACTCTGACGGCAACGACCCGTCGGCAATGTACGGCGAGCACTTGATGTAACCATTGACGCCGGCAAACCCGACCACACTGCCGTTGGGGATAGGCGAGCCGGTAACGTTCTCGACGTGCATGTACGTTTCTTGCCCGACCTGCTGCACTACGCCGTACTGGTGCCCGACGTTCAGCGTGTCGTCTTGGTCGTTCCACCACATCCTTGCCCGCTTATACCCAACCGGCGCAAACCGATCCATGTCGATTGTATCAAGCACCGGACGCCTAACGTCAGACGCAACAGGGACGCTTGTGAGCAACTCTAATGCTTCGGCTATACGCAGCAAGGATGCGCTGTTGCTTTCGGCTCTGGCCATCGCTGAGACAGCCTCAATGCCAACGTCCTCGATTAACTGGATCAGTATGATCAGATCACCAGGGATGATGGCAAACAGTTGCTCAAATGCCCGAATGGATCGCTGGTCAGGAAGGAACTTCGCCAATTCTTCGCGTGTTAGTGGTCTAGGATTGGCCATCAGAACATCAACGGCTCAATTCGAGCCTCCAGTCTGGCAAATGACAGGTGCGCCCTGCTGTCGCCGGTAAACTTCTGAATCCTCCAGTTACGCATCTTGCCCTGTCGCCTCCAGCACAATCTCTTCTGGAAGTTGCCCGGCCCACCAGTGGCGATGGGTGCGTCAGCAGTGTAGTCGATCCCGTCATAAGACCACGACGTGCTGATGACTGTATCCGCGTCAACTCGCCCGGTTAAGGCTACCAGCTCAAGGTCGTGAAATACTGCCCCCATGCCTGAGTTGTAAATGATAGCCGTACCAAACTCCCACCGGACATCAGCGCCCCAGTGAGCGCCATTGGTGTCGGAGAACGTACCCAGTGCGGTTGATTGTGGATCTGCGATGAGCCACTTGTTGTATGCCCAGACAAATGACCTGGCGCGATACTGAGAGAATCCTGTGATGGCAGTTGTCATGACAAGCCAAACTGGTGCCTGCAGCTCACGGCTTGCAGTGGCGTCATAGACCAGTGTTCGATCAGGGAGGTGAACGTACAGGTACTCATGAGCCTTGTCGTTGCGAGCCTCGACCAATGAGATGGACAATTGAGCCTCGGTGTAATCGAGCAGAATGGTATCAATTTCTTGCGAGCTGATCTTGACGGTCTGCCCGGAGGCTCCCATGTAGATGCTTGGTGCCTCGTTTCTACCTGACCCAACAAAGGCTATTGCTTCCATGAATACGCAGCAGGCGTGAACCCCTACGCAGCCCTTGGATATCTGTGCGCCATCAATGCGAGCAAACGGGAACAGATCACCGCCGACGTTATCAAATACCTCGATGGTGTAACGGTTTAGTGCGTGAACCTCGTTGCGTAACTTCAGCAGCGCGACCACAGGGTCAGGGTCAATCTCAGACGCTCCATACTTCAGCGGGTTGACAGAAA